ATTAGGAGCAACAGGGGAGATTAACCCCTGCTGCTTCTTTTTCTTTTGGTTTCCTTTATCAAGGGAAAACCCAAATAACTCCGCCATTGTATAAGGTTAACTACGTTTACTGTAGTTATTTATCCAGATCAGATAGTAGCACTTGCTCCAAGATCAATAGTGTTATCGGCTTTATAAGCTTCCCACCAGTCATACTGGAATTCAACAGTGTACTCAGCAATGGTATTGTTGTTGTCGTATGACAGATCAATTTGAGCAATATTTGTTGGGAAAGCATTAATAAAATTATATGACCTGATAACACTATGTGGATCCACAAGATTAGTGGTAGTAGCAGTTCCGCGTGCCAATTGAGAAACTTTCAGTGTTGCAGCATATTTATCGGTGAAACCAGCACCGTTCTCATGCTTGTTCAGTTTATTCATCCATTTCTCAAAGTATCCTCTGACTGCCATTTTTTCATCAGCCATGACTGTAATAGTCCAGGATTCAAAGGTGCGGTCACCAGGAAGTTTGATGACTCTACCTCTGAAAGGAACTTCTACCGTTCCGATTGTGCTGGCAGGAATACCAGCGGAACGGCAGAGGAATGTGAACGCAGCATTGTCTCCCTTCACCTTGTCCGACTGCGTAAGGTTATCTTCCAGGTCTGTTACCTGGACCATGAATAGATTGGGACGTACACCATAACCAATCTTACCTTTAAATGAAGTTAAGTTTGCCATTGTTTGATTATCTCCTTAAGTGTATTTATTTTCTAATCAAACTCTGCCGATAACTTCGTTAAAGCTAACACCCGTGCGAGTAGCAACGAATGTCAGAGTGATGAAGTTGATGGAGCGAGAAGGCTTGATGTAGATGTCAGCAACGAATTCATTACGATCAATAACATCGGGAGTGTTATTAGATGTATCCGCGACTACGAGGAAGTCAGTCATGCCTCTTCTTGCCTGAATGTCACGCATATAGTTATCGACCTGCGTGGTGAAATTCAAACGAGTAGTCTCGTCGTTTAACTCAAACAGAACTCCTTTGGAGAAATCTTTGAGGGTTCTCTCAAGAACGAGGAACAAGCGACGAACGTTAATTCTGTCAAAGGCGGAAGGACTACGAAGAGCAGTCTTGTCACCGAACAGAACGATACCCTGACCAGGGAATGAAGTGATTGGATTTACGCGCTTAGCATAAAGTTCGTCACGTTGTGATTTGGTTGGGTTGTATGCAATCTTGATTGCATTTCTCAGGTTACCTCTGTTAAAACCAGCAGGAGAGAACCATGCTTCAGCAACAGCAGTTGTGTTAACACAAAGACCTGCCATGTCAGCATTACATGGAATATAACGATAAGTATCGTTAAATCTGTCGTAGATGTACTTATAGTTGTTATCAAATACAGCGTATGAAGAACTATCGCTGATTGATTCAAAGAAATCAACTACGTTTTCTGTCTGAGCAGCGGTAGTAGCAGCAGAACTTCCAATAACATCAGATCTCTGTGGTGAGATGAAGGTGATGCAATCCTTTCTTAAGTTAGAAAGATTGATCAGTGAGTTTGCCTTAGCAAGAGTTGTTGGACCAGCGAGAACATAATCAATTTGAATAGTTTCAGTGTCACCAAATGCATCGCTGTAAGTTTGAGTCTCATTACCTACGTTATAGTTCTGATAGTCAGTACCAGCAGAGAGCGAGTAAGACTGAGGACCATAAAGATGGAACTTAGAAGCAGGAGTACCAGTACTAGAAATTGCTACAGAATCGGTGTAAGTATATACATCAGTAGAATCTTCGTATGCTGCAAGGTAGACATACTTAGAACGACCTTTGATTACTTCTTTGTAGTGATTTGATTCACCTTCAGTAGTCTTAGCGCCAGTGGCTTTTGAGACATACAGCATCTTTTCAAGAACTGTATTTGCGGTTCCGCTTACAACACCGCCTTCGTCAATAACTGCAACGTGAATCTCATCATACTTACCACCCTTGCCAGCAGCGTCAGGTGAAGTTCCAGGACGAGGAGCAAGTGCATTCCACTTGAGTGAACCAGCGATAGCATATTGCTCATCATACCAATCAGTAACTGCATCTACGTTCTCTGTGCTTACTGTTCCGTTCTTGACAAACTTAGCAGAACCAGCATCAAGAACAACAGCAACTTTTGTGGTGTCACCACTGTTTGTTTCGTATGCAACTCCAGTAGCAGTACCATCAGTAACAGCATCACCTTTAGTAAATGCAACTCCACCAGCAAGTGTAAGAATCTGGTCAGCACCAGCATCAATGGTTACAACCTTGAGTGAGTTGCCCCATGTACCAGGAGTCTTTGCTACGAAATCATATGATTGGTTAGTTGCCTCAATGTTTGCTTCAAAATCTGAAGGATTGTTGACCTTCACAGTACCAACTGCAGCAGAGTTAGCATTGGTGAGGTGAGATCCAGATCCATCAGCAATTCTTGCTACCTGAAGGTTACCACCGTAGTTAAGAAACTCGGAAGCAGTAAACCAATATTCAAAGTTGTCATCAGTAGGTTTGCCAAATTCTTCCAGCAGTTCTTTTTCACTGGTAATTGATTTTGCTACGCCAACCTCTCCTTTCAGGAAAGGTCCAGCAATAGCACCGATATTAGTAATTGTTTCCTGGAGACGTGAGTTAGTAAAATCGCGCTCCTGAACAACAATTCCTGGCGATACTTGTGTTGCCATGTTTACCCCTAAAGTTCAGAAATTTGTTCTGTGATTATTTATTAAAACCTATGTTTTAAGAGGGGAAACACTGCATGAACTACCAGTCTGGATATGACCAACTATGGCTGTCACTGCGTTTTCTATTTTTTGTAACTCTATCTACGGTACATTCTTTACACTCATATGCATAAGCTGATGGTGTTGCTCTACCCTTTCTAGTTCTATAAAAATCTGTCACTAAATCTTTTACGACACCACAAGATCTGCAGCGTCTCTGTTTAAAGAGCAAATGCTCTAGTTCAAATTCCTGTTCAAAATCCATTTAATTGATGCTCCAAAATGAGCCGATAAAAGTTATCTCTCATTGCCAGCAGATCTGCTTGCTCATGAGGATCTCCACCCGCCCATTTGTCACATGCTTGTTTAAGACCAGCATAAATTACTCTCACACCATTAATATCTAATTCAATAGATATGTGACCTTCTTTAGAAGACATTATAGATAAGACCCCATGTAAGTGAACTCTGAAGATACATCACCATATTCATCCAAGAACCAACGATCTCCAGACTCATCTACAAAACTTTCTTGATCTTCTAGACCATCGGAGATGAAACCAAATGGTGCCATGTCCTGTTCAATTTGATTCTTCTGCTCGTCGTAGATTCTTTGACGGACATCATTATCCGTCATTTCTTTAAAGTAATCTTGCACTGCCAACCAGCAGAAGATTACGAGACACATCGCAAGGTCATCGTGACATCCTTCTTCTGCCTCAAACGAATCACGTTTGGAGATGAACGTCGTCAGTTCTGCGATAGTTTCATAGTCTGGGATGACTAGTTTATCATCCTCAATAAAAGTTTTTAAGTTTAAACATCCGACCTTCTTTACGGTCTTAGACATCTTGACACCGAGTTGTGTTTTCTTTCCAGAGAATCCTGTGCCGACGATCTGTCCAGCACGCCCCCTCATGGCACACATAAGAATATGATCATACTCCAGATCATAATGCATCATGGATGCTACCTGATCTCCAATATCATTAACTTCAGTTAAAATGTATGCTCTATTATATCCTCTGGCAATATCAACAATAATTGTCGGGAACATTATCGCCTTGATCTCATTGTTCCTGTATCGTGCTACAAGCCTGTAAGGGAACTTTGTAATGTCAAATACCAAAAACGCACTATAATCACTGCCCACACCACGGGCAACGTCAACAGTAACAATATAATCATGTTCTTTTTGGGGATTTTCATATACTACGAGACCTTTGTTGTTATTAGTAATAGGGTCATCATACACCATTGTACGCAATTTACTCGCAGCAATTAACGTATCTACAGATCCCAGGAACTCACACTCAAATTCTTGTGTAAACTGTCTCTGTGAGGTGTTCGCAATAGTTTGTTCTTTCCACTTAGCATCCCTTCCAGGTACTTGACTCCAGTGAACTTCGGTAGTAATATATTCGTTCTTACCTCTCTCAGCATCATGCCAGAGCTTGTAGAACATATTCATACCATTCGGCGTGGAGATGATAATTACTTTTGTACTCTTACCAGACGAAATGGTGGGGTATACAGAACTAAAAAACTGTTCCGCTATATGGGTCGGGACAAAAGCAAATTCGTCCAAGAAG